GCTGAAGCGAAGATTATTGAGGCTGCTTAATGGAATTAGATACTTACTTAGATAATGTTGATTACAAGTCATTGGAGACTTATGTCCCCAGTGACTTTGCATTAACCTTTATGAATTTCATTAAGTTGGTTAATGGTGAGCAAGGGGAATCTAATAAGACTCCACCTGTTCATTTAAAGATGTTGGATAAGTTGGCTAATGGCAAGAAGTACATTGCTAATCTTTGTTATAGGGGATCTGGTAAGACTACCTTGTTTATGGAGTATCTAGCCCCTTATTTAGGAGTGTTTAGACATCTACCGGGATTTGGTGAACTGGATTCAATGCTGTATATCTCTGACTCTATGGATAACGGGGTTAAGAGTGCAAGAAAAAACATTGAGTTCAGATACAATAATTCTGAGTTCTTGCAGGAATGGTTACCTAAAGCTAAGTTCTCAGAGAACTACATTGAGTTCACTAACAAAGAGGGATTGGTTTTTGGTATTAAGCTCTTTGGTGCTAAGAGTGGTTTGAGGGGTACTAAGATATTTGGTAAGAGACCTAAACTAGCTGTACTTGATGATCTGGTTTCAGATGAAGATGCTAGAAGTAAAGTAGCTATGGAAGCTATTAAAGATACTGTTTATAAGGGTGTGAACCATGCACTAGACCCTACAAGGGCTAAGGTTATTTTTAACGGTACTCCGTTTAATAAGGATGATATTCTTGTTGATGCCGTTGAGTCTGGTGCTTGGGATGTGAATGTCTGGCCAGTGTGTGAGAAGTTTCCTTGTGATGAGGAAGAGTTTAGAGGTGCTTGGGAAGATAGGTTCTCATATGCTTATGTGAAAGAGCAGTATGAGATGGCTAGTAAAACCAAAAAGATTGATGCATTTAACCAAGAGCTGATGTTGAGGCTTTCTTCTGAGGAGGAAAGACTGATTCAGGAAGGTGACATCAATTGGTATGATAGGAAAGCTTTACTAGATAACAAGCATAACTTTAACTTCTATATCACTACTGACTTTGCTGTATCTACTAAGCAATCTGCTGACTTCTCTGTAATATCTGTATGGGCTTATTCACCTAATGCTGATTGGTTTTGGGTTGATGGTTTCTGCGGTAAAGAGACTTTAGATAAGGTCATTGATAGATTGTTTAAGTTCTGTCAGGAGTATGGACCACAAGCCGTAGGTGTAGAAGTTACAGGACAACAAGGTGGTTTTATTCCTTGGATTCAGAAAGAGATGTTCAGTAAGAATATATGGTTTACACTTGCCTCAAGTAACAATGGTTCTGCTCCGGGTATTAGACCCTCAACAGATAAGTTGGCTAGGCTTAATTTGGTTGTTCCTTGGTTTAAATCTGGTAGGTTCCATTTCCCAAAACAGATGAGAGAGTCTGTAATTATGGGTACATTTATGGAACAGATTAGATTAGCTACAATAACTAGAATTAAAGGTAAGGATGATTGTTTGGATACTATATCCATGTTGGCTGCTCTAAATCCTTGGAAACCTACACAAGGAACTCCTCGTAGGTTGGATAATGATGAAACAGTGTGGGAAGATCCTCCTGAACCTGCTAGTAGCTCTTTAAAATCTTATTTGGTGTGATATGACTCTAGAAATTACTAAACTAACTGATTGGAAGTCAGAACCTTCTCTTAAAGACTTAAAAGAAGATTATGAATCTGCTAGAAGTAGTCATGATTCACAAGTGACTAAGATTAACAATTGGAATAAGTTACTTAAGGCTGAACCCAATAAGACTGTAGGTAAGAAGGCTAGATCTTCAGTACAACCAAAGATTATTCGTAAACAAGCTGAATGGAGGTATTCAGCACTGACAGAACCATTCCTTAGTTCTGATAGGTTGTTTACTATTTCTCCTAGAACATTTGAGGATGTATCAGCAGCTAAACAGAATGAAGTTCTGTTGAATTGGCAGTTTGATACTAAGCTTGATAAGGTTAGTTTTATTGATAACCTTGTTAGAGCTACAGTAGATGAAGGTACATCTATTGTTAGGGTGGGTTGGAGAAGGAAGATTAAGAAGACAATGCAGGATGTACCTGTATTTGCTTACTACCCAATTGAAGATGAAGAATCAATGCAGTTGCTACAACAAGCAGTAGAAGCATCTTCAGATCCATCACAAGTAGCTACATTCCCCCCAGAGCTTAAAGCTTCTGTGGATTTCTTTAAAGAGACGCAACAACCAGCTATTGCACAAGTAGTTGGAAAACAAAAAGAAGAAGTAGAAGAAGTAGTTATTAACGAACCTACTGTTGAAGTATTTGATCCAGCTAATGTAATCATTGATCCATCTTGTAATGGTGATTTGAACAATGCCCTATTTGTTATTGTTAGGTTTGAATCTAATAGAGCTACCTTGATGAAGGAAGCTGGTAAGTACAAGAATCTTGATTCTGTCCAATGGGATCTTGCTGGTAGTAGGTCAGATGCTGACTTTGTATCTAAGACTCCCTCAGAGTTTAACTTTAAAGATAATGCCAGAAAAAAAGTAATTGTTTATGAATATTGGGGATACTATGATATTCATGGTACTGGTGAGTTGGTTCCTATCATTGCTACTTGGATTGGTAATACACTGATTAGATTGGAAGAGAGTCCCTTTCCTGATGGTAAGGTTCCCTTCGTATTGGTTAAGTACTCCCCCAATAAACGAGAGTTGTACGGTGAACCAGATGCTGAGTTGTTAGAAGATAACCAAGCAATTATTGGTGCTGTTACTCGTGGTATGTTGGATTCAATGGGTAGGTCTGCTAATAGTCAGATTGGTTTTGCTAAGGGTTTGTTAGACCCCCTGAACAAGCGTAAGTTTGAATTAGGGGATGACTATGAATACAACCCAATTGGTAGTCCTGCTGGTGCAATCATTGAGCATAAATATCCTGAGATTCCCGGATCTGCAATGAATATGTTGATGCTTCAGAACCAAGAAGCAGAATCCATTACAGGTGTTAAATCATTCTCTGGTGGTTTATCTGGTGAAGCTTATGGTAAGGTAGCTGCTGGTATTAGAGGTATGCTAGATGCTGCATCTAAGAGAGAGATGGCTATTCTCCGTAGACTTAGTAAAGGTGTTGCAGAGATTGGTAAGAAAATACTAGCTATGAATGGAGTATTCTTATCTGATACTGAGGTAATTAGAGTTACTAATAAAGAGTTTGTTGAAATTCGTAGAGATGATTTAACAGGTCAGTTTGATTTAATGGTAGATATTTCTACAGCAGAAGTAGATAATAATAAAGCTAATGATCTTGGTTTTATGGTTCAAACTATTGGTAATACTATTGATCCATCATTTACTCAGAAACTATTAGCAGAGATTGCTGATTTGAAGAGAATGCCTGAATTGGCTGAAGATATTCGTACATTCCAGCCACAACCTAGTGAGATGGAACAACAGATGGCTCAATTGGAAATGCAGAAGAAACAAGCTGAATTAGAGAAGCTAATGGCTGATGCTGAATACTCCAAGGCTAGAGCTGAATACGCTAGATTGATGGCTCAGAAGATTGGTTTGGATACTGAAGAACAGGGTTCAGGTATTAAACATGAGCGTGACTTAGAGAAACAGAGAGCACAATCAGAAGGTAATCAGAATTTAGCTATTACTAAAGCATTAGTTGGTAAAAGAGGTTATGATGATTTAGCTCCTGATGTAGAAGCTGCTGTTGGGTTTAATACTATGAGTAAAGAAAAAAGTAGTGAACAAATACCAACAAGTCTTTCTAAAGCAGATATACTAGATGCACCTGATATGCAAATACCTGATATTGGGTACGGTCAATCACCTTATTTACCTTAAAGGATTTTATTTAAATGACTAACTCTGTTAATAGCATGACAGCTCAAAAAGAACAACTACTTAAATTAGTAGCTCTTAAAGAAGCACACGACCGCTTGTATACAAATAAAGACTTCAAACAAATTATTCTAGATGGTTTCTTTGTTGAAGATTGTGCTCGCTTTGCTCGTGAATCTATGAATCATTTGAGTTCACCTGAAGAGAGAGCATTGTCTTTGGGTATGGCACAAGCTGCTGGTTACCTCAAGAGATTCCTACAAGCTCAATACAGTATGGCTTCAAGTGCTTCTACTGATTTGCATGACTTAGAAGAAATGGAACTGGAATCTGAAAGGGCAGTCAATGAGTAATTTTGAAACCCTTAGTGATGAGGAACTACTTAAACTACTTGAACCAGAAGTTCAAAGTGAAGAAGTAGTTTCAGAAGAGGTAAGTGATGAACTACCTGATCCTACAGAGGATGGTGTAGAAACCACTGAAACAACAACAACAGAAGAAGAAGGTGAACCTTCTACTGAAAGTGAGCAAGTACTAACTTCTGAAGGTGTAGAAGCACCTGATACAGTAGATGTTAGTATTGATTACAAGGCTGAATATGAGAGATTGATGTCTCCTATCCGTGCAAATGGTAGGGATATTCAATTGCAGAATACTGAAGAGGCTATTAAGCTAATTCAGATGGGTGCTGGTTTTACTCGAAAGATGCAAGAACTAGCTCCCTACCGTAAGCATCTTATGATGCTTGAAGACAATGGTTTGCTTGATGCTCAGAAGCTGTCTTATCTGATTGATTTGGATAAGAAGAACCCAGAAGCTATTAAGAAACTATTGACGGATTCTGGTATCGATCCGTTAGATATTGATACTACGGCTCCACAAGAGTACCGTGCAAGCAATTACCAAGTTAGTGACTCAGAAGTAAATTTTAGAACCACTCTGGAAGATCTTGGATCTACAGCAGAGGGTCAATCTACGATACAAGCTGTGCATTATGGTTGGGATCAAGCAAGCAAAGAAATACTTGGAAGCTCTCCAGATATTCTTGACACTATCCACCAACATAGATTACTGGGTGTTTATGACGCAGTATCTAATGAAGTGGTTAGACAACGAACATTGGGTAAAATTTCAAGTAGTGAACCATTCGTCCTTGCGTATAAGGCAGTAGGTGACCAACTCGCTAAGAGTGGAGCATTGAATCGCTTTTATCCAAGTACGAATACTTCACACCCTCTAGCTGTTAGGTCTGCTGCTCCCAAGGCAACACCAAACAATAATCGCGCTATGGCTGCTGGTATTTCTGGAAACCAGAAAGTTGCTGGTAAGTCTGTCCTGAATCTTGCTTCTGCCTCTGATGAAGAGTTCTTGAAAGCAATGGAAGGGCGTATCTAATGAAAGTTTATCATGGCTCTTAATTACAATGGCGGTACTACCGTCTCCCCATCTTCTGTAGATAAAGGCGGTCCTAATAACGCCCAACTACAATCTTATTGTCATCTGCGTAAATCACTGATTGAAGCTAGTAAAGAACAATTCTTTACTAAATTGGCTGATGTAACCAAGATGCCTAAACACTTTGGTAAGAAAATTAAGGTATTGGACTATGTACCAATTCTTGATGATGCCAATGACAATGATCAAGGTCTTGATCCATCTGGTGCAGTAATTGATAACGGTAAGTACACAGTACGCCTTAGCAAGCTTGCTTATACCTTTACTGGTGCATCTGCTAACGCTAATGCAACCGCTGCTGCTAACGCTGCAAATGCATGGGCTGGTTCTACTGTAGCTACTGCTGCTGCTGCTGTTGTTACCTATACATCTACTGTATTGGGTCCAATGTCTGCTGCTCCTACAGCATTCTTGGCTGCTCAACCCGGTGCTCATGCAGTTAAGGGTTCAGGTAATCTATATGGTTCTAGCAAGGATAGTGGTTATATCCACGGTAAGCTACCTGCTCTATCTGAGAGTGGTGGTCGAGTAAACCGTGTAGGTATGACTCGTCTGGTTCGTACTGGTGAATTGTCTAAGTTTGGTATCTTTACTGAGTTCTCTCAAGAAGCTCTAGACTTTGATAGCGATTCTGAACTCATGTCTCATCTGAGCCGTGAATTGATGAATGCTGCTGTACAGACTTATGAAGCACAACTTCAATATGATCTGTTGAATGCAGCTAACACTATCGTATTCCCTGGTGCTTCAGTATCAGTTAATACATTGTCTCCTGATACAGGTTCAGTGGATATTCTGAGCTATAAGTCACTGATGCGTTTGGATCGTCTGCTTACAGATGCTCGTACACCTAAACAAACAACTATCATTACTGGTAGCCGTTTGGTAGATACGAAAGTAGTTCCTAATGCTCGTATTGCTTATGTAGGTCCTGATGTAGTTCCTCTGTTGCGTGAATTGAAAGACTCTTTCAATAATCCAGCATTTATTGAGGTACAACATTACGCTGATGCAGGTAATGTATTGACAGGTGAAATTGGTACTGCTTGTGGTTTCCGATTCATCCAAGTACCTGAAATGCAGAAGCTTGCTGGTGCTGGTGGTGCTGTAGGTGCATTGGCTTCTCAATATCAGAATGATGGTGCGTTCTATGATGCATTCCCTGTTCTGGTAGTTGGTGACCAATCATTTACCACTATTGGTTTCAACACTGATGGTAACTCTGGTAAATTTACAGTTAAAACTGTAATGCCGTCAGATAATCACTCTACTACTGATCCATATGGTGAGACTGGTTTCAGTTCTATCAAATGGTACTACGGTACTGTGATTCTGCGTCCAGAGCGTATTGGTTTGGCTTGGACTGTAGCTCCTATCTAATAATAGATAGGTAATAGCAGGAGGGGGATAATTCCCCTTCCTTAATTTAAGGATTAAAAAATGTCAGAAACTGAACAAACTAAAACTGAACTTGAATTGCTTCAAGAACAAGCAACAATCATGGGCATTACTTTTAGTAAGAAAGCTGGTGTAGCTGCGCTTAAAGAGAAAATTGCAGCAAAGATGAATGGTGAATCCATTGAAGATGATGAAGTAGAAGTTGAACAAACACCTACTAAACAAACATTAACTAAAGCAGAGACTGAAGCTAAACAGCGTAAAGAAATTTACAATGAAGCTATGAAGTTGGTTCGTATTCATGTTAGTTGTATGAATCCAGCTATGTCAGAAGTACCGGGTGCAATCTTTGCAGTTGCTAATGAATACATCGGTAATGTTCGTAAATATGTACCGTTTACAGGTCATGATGATGGTTGGCATGTACCTAATTGTATTTACCAGCTATTGTTGAGTAAGCAGTTCACAACTACTAGAACTCGACGAGATCCAATTACTAAGAGAGAAGTACAAGTTCCTGTAACTCTTAAAGAGTTTAATATTCAGGTTCTACCTCAACTCACAGAAGAAGAACTTGAGTTGATGAAGAAAGCTCAATTGGCAGCTAAACTTAAATAACTAAATAAGGGGGCTTAGGCCCCCAAAGGATTTATATGTCTTGCGGAAATCTCGAAATTGACTTTAATGATCCTCAGTGGCAAATCCCACAGAGCATCATAGATGCTCTTAACGAAGCTCCTGAACCAGTTACCTTAGCTGCACTTACAGAACAGGTTGTGGGTGGTTCTGGTGTGTTTGATGGGTTAATGACAGCATTGAGAGCACATCTTAAAGATGAGATGCAAGCTAACCGTATTACTGGTGCTGAGTATGTGAAGGCTTATATAGCTCTTACAGAGGCTGCAATGACCAATGCAGTGCAGTTCCTTATCAATAGAGATCAAGCTCGTTGGAAGGGCATCGAAGCTCAGCTAGGGGCATTTGCTGCTAGGGTTAATCTATACAAGACTCAGGTAGAGTTTTGTACTAGTAAAGAACAAATGGAAGCCACCAGAGCACAGACTATGGATACTAGGTCTGATGGTATTACTCCTATCGCTGGGGCTATTGGAGTACAGAAAGAATTACAACTACAACAGAAAGAATCTTATATTAAGGATGCAGAACTTAAAGCTGCTCAGATGTGGCAGTCATGGCTTACATCCAGATTTGCAATTATTGAGGATTCATCACCCAATGCGATGAATGATGTATCAATTCAATCTGTGATGGCTAAGATTGCTACAGACCATTTAGGTGTTACTGTCGAGGCCTAATATGGGTAGAAAGACTGTTGTTAATTCTTCCATAACAAATATGTTTGGGAAGAATAATAAAAGAACTGGACTCTTCGAGAATGAGAATCCAAAGAACAACATACTTAAAACAACAATACTTAGTCATGCGATAAACCCAATAGGCTTAGCTGGAGACCACCTAACTAAGACTTATCTAGAAGGTCCGGGTATTGGTTTAAAATCTTGGAAGAGATATTATGATAAGGTTGGTTATAAGACTCTATTTAGTATCTCTGATAATGTTGTCTATAGTACTAAGGTAAGTACTTTTAATTATCCATCAATCAATTCTTATATATCTACTAATAAGTCTTATCCTGTTGGTTCAACTGTAACTACTACTTCAGCAGAAATAGTAACCGTAGATCTTAAATACATAGTTAATGATTGGTTATTAGAGAATCATCCTGAGTATGTAGTTTCTGATACTGATGGTGAAGATGATTCCTTGAATTATAGTTATGGTATATACACAGATCCAGTAGATTCTGTAGAGAAGATCTATATTTATGATCCTGATTTATTTCCTAAAGAAGATTCAGGAATTGATGATATACCTACAAATGATTCTATTCTGTTTAAGGTTATTACTGACTTATCCATAATAGGTAAGAAAGGTATAGCTATTAGATATGAAGTAAGTTTACCTAATGATGCTGATGTAGTTAATAAAGATCCAGAGGTAGAAGTAATACCTCCTGATGATTTTGATGATGTTATTGATTTATTGGATTATCCTGAAGCATCTGGAGATAACCCAACCAATGATAGTGAACATTTAGATTTAGATATAAAGACTAAAGTTACTAAGACTTATAGTGATGGTAGAGATCCAGTAATTGATGTTACTGTTAATTCTTCTTCTGTATATAACTACACCAAGACAACTAATTCATTTAGCTCTGATGCTGAGATGTCAGTTGATTCTATGGGTAGGATTTGTAGTGATAGAGATACTGTAGATTTAGTTGAAAGTAAAACCAAGGAAGAAACTGTTGTTAGCTCTAATACAGTAATAAATAACTTACCCGGAGGTGTAGTTGAAACTGTACTTACGGAGGAGATTGAAGAATCAGCTGTAGATTACAAGTATTATGTTACTGGTACTTTATCTACAATAAGTAGTACATCACTAAGTAATATTGGTTTCTTGTATGTATATGGGTCTGGTAGTTTAATTTTAGATTCTTTTATTGATGATGCTTCATCTGAATCTATGGCGAATGTACCCCCTATAGTATTAAGGAATGAAAGTACTTGGGGTGTTTGGTTTGGTGAACCACACAAGACAGTAATAGATAAAAGTATTAAGAAACTATTTCAAAGAAATTTAAAACTTAAAAAGATTATTACTGCTCTTGATGAAAATGAAACCATCAGAAATCATGTTCAGTTTGTTTTTATTGAACCCGGTGTCCCGTTAAATTCAATATTACCTGAATCCAAGAAATACATATTTAGATTCTTTGAGAATATTCTTGAATCCACAGGTAAATATGGTAGCAGTTCTTCTAGTCTTACCACTACTGCTGTAAGTCAGATAAATGCGTTTGTAGCATATAACGAAGCTTATGTTACTTATCAAAGAGATTTGTACAATTACAATCGTAGTTTTAAATCTAACGATCCACCGCCAGAACCACCAAGTCCTGTAGTTAAACCGCCAGAAGAACCTCATATAGCATATGTGGATACTATTGCTAATGGTTGGGGTTATTACAAATCATTTAATTGGTCTTATGCTTCTATTGAAGAAGTGATGGGTTCATACCCTGGATTGAAATTAAATCACTGTACGGTTATTAGAAACCCTTCGTTAGATATACCAAATTACACTATACAAACTTTCACAAACAGTATATTCGCAAGAACTTGGCGTATATGGAAGCGTGGGTTCACCGCTATACAGATAATCAAACAATTACCTACAAGTTATAAGGTTATTACTATTTGGGGTCTTGATTGCGGGTTTAGTGTTAAGAACGGTGTATGGGTTAATTACGATGGTGCTACAGAACTCTTAAGGTCAGATATATCTCCAATGCTTGTACCGTTACATGAACTAGCATTGTTTGAAGATGATGGTTTAATAAATATTACCCAAATTGCTAGGGATAGTTTTTATTACAGATTTAATTCTTATCAAATAATTAAAACAGGTGGTTGGTTTAAGAGGCTACTTAAAATGGCTTTATCTATTGTTATTGTCATTGTTGTTGTTTCTTTTGGTTTCCCTGATTTAGCTGCTCAGATTGGTACAACCATGAGTTCATGGTTTGGTGGCACAACCATTGCTGCTAATATCACTATGGGTACATTACTATCAGTTCAAGGTTTGCTATCTACATTTGCAATTGTTGCTGCTAACATGGTTATTAGCACAGTAGTTACATCTGTACTGGGTAAAGCTTTAGGAGCTAATGCTTCAGGTTTCTTTGCCATAGTAATGGCTTTTGTTAGTGGTCAGATTCAATCCATTGCATCTGGTAACTTTAGTTTCTCATTGGATATTACTAAGTTAATGACACCGACTAACTTAATGAGTTTATCTATGAGTACTGTTAATAACTTAACTCAGATTAAAACCGCTAAGGCTCAAGAATTAGCTAAGAAGACTGGAGAATTTGTGGAAGATGAAAAGAATAAGTTAGATAGATATACTGCTGAAACTCAAGCCATGTTCTCTAGTGGTATTGATATGAATATGTTAAATGATATGTTAGATTGGATAAAGATGTCTGAAACTCCACAAAACTTCCTAGATAGAACATTACTAAAAGGTTCTGATATTGTTAATTTAACGCATAATCTGGTTCATGATTATGTATCATTAACTACTCCAAAAGCATTGCCGAAAGGATAATAATCATGGGTTCTCCTACAGATAGCTACAATTTTCAAGCACCTAAAGGTTGGTTGAGCAGTACACAACCAATGAATGCTACTTCAAGTGCTTTAGGTGCATCTGGTGGTATTGGTAATCAACTCTCTAATATGAGTGTTGGTAAAGGTTGGGATGCTAACTCCTTGTATCAAATGCCTAATTTAGATGCTGGTTTACCTTCTAACTGGAAATCCACAACTCCAGCAGGCCAAGGATTTGATAACCCATTCTTTGGTAGTAGTAACCTTGGTTTTAATGCCCCTACATTTAAGTTTGGTTTAGATATGTTGGGTAGTTTGTATGGGTTAAGTAATGCTAATAAAGTAATGAAGATGCAGAAGGAAGCATTTGACTTCCAGAAGAATCTTGCTACTACCAATATGAATAATGCTGTACTAGCTAGAAACCAACAGTTAGATGCTAGAGCTAATGCTATTGCATCTGCTAGAGGTGGTTCATCGGACCAACAAGCAGCAACTGCATCTGCTTATAAGCAATCATTTGGTGCTGCTAACATGGATAACAAGAAACTGGGGTATTAAGCATGGCTAATCAATTAGATTGGAGTCCTGTAGCAGCACAGGGAATTGATGATGCTGCTTATAAGATGGCAGTAATGCAAAGAGGTAATCCAGTAGGAGAGGCTCTATCTGGTATAGGTAAAACTGTACAAGATTTTGCTGATAGAGGTCTAGCTGCTAAGTTAGCTACGGTTAAGAACCCTAGAGATTTTATGGCTAATCTTACCCAGAATGATGTAAGAAATTATTCAGGTAAAGCTCTTGAAGGTATTACTGACAGTATGTCTAAGCGTACAGAAGCAATAGATGCTGCTGATGTAACAGCAAATAGAAAACTAGGTAATCTTATTGACTTTTCTGCTATGGTTGGTAATAACGCTGATGTGTATAACGCAGCACTTTCTGGTAGTGACTTATCTGCTGGTAGTAAGCTAGGTAATGCAACAGCAAGAGCACAGCAAGCTATTGGTACTCAAGCTAATTTAAATGAACTTGCTAGACAGCAGGTGTATGACTCTAAGCAGGCACTTGCTGCAAAAGCGTTTACTACCAATTTTTTTAATAAACATCCAGATCTTACTAGTAATCCTGAAATCTTTTATTCTGTATTTGATGGTTTATCTAAAAATGAACAGGCAATGTTGATTGCAGCAGACCAAACAGTCAGCAATTTTGTAAAAAACCGCCATAGTTTAGTAAATCAGCGTATTTCTCCTCCTGTTAGTAATGTTGGGCTTGGTAATACAGGTGTTCCTATTTATTCGTTTGGTGGTAAGGGTTATGCTGATGGTGGTTCTATAACCCCAAACCAACAACCACAATCAGGTAATTACCTTCGTGATTTGTATCTGTCAGGTATGCAGGGAATCAATAAACTCCTTTCACCTGAAAGTGCTAACGCTGAAGTACCAGTTCAAGAAGTACCTCAAACCAATGTTTCATTTATGTTAGGCAATGCTGTGGATCGTTTTAGGTCTGCTGATAACCCAGTAAGTAATCTGTACAACTCTGCTATCAATACTGCTTCTGATGCGATGAGTGGTGTTGCTGATGCTTTTAATCCTAATGTACCTAATCAAGAAGTAGCACCTATTGTTACACCACCTATTGTTACACCATCAGGCCCTGATTCAAAGCTTATGAATAAGCTCAAAGCTTTTGGGTACACGCCTGCAATAGATAGCATTCTTCAAGAGGAAGCTAATAAGTACGGTATTTCTCCTAGACTTCTTCAGAAGACATTGATCAATGAAGATGGTATGACAGGTAAGACAAGTCCGACTGGGGCATTAGGTCCATTTCAGTTTACTCGTGATACATGGAATTGGTTAGCTACTACCCCAGAAGGTAAGAAGTTAAATATGCCATTGATTACTAAAGAAAACAGAAATAAACCCAATGATCCAAGAAACCAAATAGATTTAGGTATTCGTGCTGGTGTTCTATTAACCAGTAAAAACGCCAAACAATTGAAGGATAATGGTATCCCCCCTACAGAAAATAATCTTTACTTAGCTCATGTTATTGGTGTTGGTGGTTTAAAAGATGTACTTAAAGGTAGTGCTTCAGGTAAAACACAAGCAAACCTAAAACATAATAGTTTTAGATCTGGTGATACTGTAGATTCTTGGAGAGATAGATTTACTAAGAAATTTAATAGTCATTCTCAATACTCTACAGGCAATGATCCTGCTCAATTAAACTAATTGGATTAAATATGGCTAATAATCAGTCTTTTAAGTTCTCTCCTATTCTTGAGAGATATTCAAGAATGCAACAACCACAACCACAACCACAACAGAATGGTGCTTATCAACACAGACCTACTGGTTTAATTGATGGTCCGGGGGATGAACTTAGTGATTCAATTACCGCTAGGATTGGTAAGGATGAGTATGTACTCCCCGGAGATACTGTTAGAGCTATTGGTGTAGATACCTTAGACCAAATTAAATATGCTACTCATACACCTGTAGATTTACAGATGCAAGGTGTACCTGCCGGTGGGCCTGTGGGTATGCAACAATTTGCTAATGGAGGTAGCCCATCTGTAGGTGATTACATCACTGCCTATACAAGACAAGTTATGGGTAGTAATGTTACTCCTGAAGCATTGGCTTTAGCTAGACAACAGAAGCTATTACAACTACAGGCTCAACAACAGGCTTTACAAGCTCCTACAGCTATTCCTGTACCTAATCAAGGGGTAGGTGGATATGTTGGAAATAATGCCTTAGAACGGCGTATGAGAGCTTCTGGAGCATATGCAGATGGTGGTGAAGTATCACCAAGCTTTGGTGACTATGCAACTGCACTAACTAGACAAGCATTTGGTAGTAAATCTACTGCTGAGGATATTGCTAGAGCAAGAATGGCAGCAGAGTTGCTTAGACAACAACAACAACGAGTAACTCCTACTCCAGTACCTGTATCTAATTTAACCCAATATGGTAGAGGTGATGCTACTGCCAGACGGATGAGAGAATTAGATGCTGTTGGTTATGCTGATGGAGGCAGTATTGATGATGAAGATTCTATTACTGCTTTGAGAAGAAGAGCAGAATCAGGTATTGGTGCTACTGTTGATTTCAGTAAACCAACAGTTAATACATCAAACTATGATGCAGAAAGAATTAGTGCATTAGTAGCTAATGCTACAGCTCAAGCTGAAAGAAATAGACAACAAAACCTACAGTACCTAGCTAATCAAAATACTGGTTATGTAGAACAAGGTAATGCAATAGCTGAAGAAGCTAGATTAGCTCAAGAAGCTGCTGATAGAGATACGCTCAACCAACAACCAACTACTAGTGCTGGTTTAGATAACACCAGTGCTGTTACTGGTAAGGCAGCAGGTAATATTGTTAGAGGTTATGTTATTGGTTCTAATGCTAAAGCTAAAGCTTTGGAGAAGAATCCACCAGTACCTAAAGAAGTAAAAGCACAGGTAAGTGCTATTGATGAACAGATTAGAAATGTTCAAAACGAGGCTACTAAGACTGCTGCTAAAGGCCCTAATGCTGCTGCTCAAGCTGAGCGTGTAGCTAAGATTAGTGGTTTAGAAGCTGAGAGAGTTAAATTATTGGCTCAAGCTGAGAGTACTGTTGCATCTGCTAATTCTGGTGGTAGAGCTGCTAAGTTACTTGCATCAGCAACAGGTGCTGGTTCTAAAGCTTTAAAAATTGCTGGTAGAGCATCAGTACTTGCAGGTCCTGCAATTGGTGCTATGGAAGCCAAAGAACTTAGTGATGTTGGTTTAAATTTAGATGACCCAATAATGCTTAATATTGCAGCTAGAGAAACTGCTGCTGTAGTTGGTGGTGAAACAGCAGCATTGGCTACTGGCGGTGTTACTGCTGCTACTGGTGTTGGTGCTGTTGCAGCACCTATTGCAGGTGCTATTGGTGGTATTGCTGGTGGTTATGGTGCTCGTAAAGCATGGGATTCAACTCAAGGTAAAGGCATACTAACCCCTGAAGAAATCCATGACAAACCAGACTTACTGGTTAATTACATGGCAGGTAAGGGCTACTCATTAGATAAACTTGCAGCAAATCCTAAATTTGCTCCTGCTGTGTTGAATTACCTAAATAATAATAAATTGGCCAGTGAACAGAAAGATATTAAGGTAAGACAGGCTGCTCAAACTGCTGTTAATGCTCAAGCTAACCCACAGACAGCTAGACAAGTATCTAATGCTGTAGATAAAGCTACTGGTAATGCGGCAGCTTCAATTGCTAAGGTTGCATCAGACCCCGGTGCTGCATTGAGTGTTGCAATGAATACTGCTCCTACAACTCTACAAGCAATTGCAGCAACTAAGACTCAAACTGAAGGTGAATTGATTAAAGCCAGAGGCTCTATTTATTCACAGATATTTAATATCCCCGAGAGTGAACAGAAACTTTCAGCAGCAGAGTTTGCAGCTAAATCACCTGAATTGGGTGTTTCTAGAGAACTGTACACAGAAGCTTCTAGAATTATTCAATCTAAAGTTCCCGGAGCATCTCCAGCAGTAGTTAATGAAATTCTCAAGAATGCAATAAATACTAGAGGTGTGTGGGATTACCTCAAACAGAGTACCTTCTGGGCTAATAGTCAATCTGGTGGTGGTAAAGATGCAGCTCTAAGTAAACTAGCATTTGACTTGGATTCTTCACAGATGCTTACTAAGCTTGTTACTGATAGCCCTGTTGCACTATCTGATGGCTATCGTAAACAGCAATTACTTGAACAGAAACTGGCTGGTTTAACCCAAGCAGAGAATTCAATTAAAGAACTGTATCAAAAAGGTACTGTATTTGGTGATCCTAACTACTGGAGAAACTTTAGCGGTCCAGATGGTGAATATAATTACAATAGACAAATGTGGGAAATAGCGAATAACATGCAACAACAAATCCTGTATGCTCAATCCGTAAATAAGGCTAAGTAATTCATGGCAACTTCACCAATAGAACAAGCAATTCGTAACAGCATTCTTACTACAACTACTGGTGCGGGGTTAGAGAGTCAAACACCTACAGAAGCAGCAATGGTGCAGATGAATGCGCTAGACCTGCTTAATGCTTATGGTGCTCCTGAAGCTAATGCAATTCTTGCTCAGAGATCTGATGCAGTAAATGACTTTGCTAACTTGATGGGTACATCAAGAACTACAGCTCAAACTGCGGGTGATTTACTCAATTCAACTACCCAAGGTGTTATTGGTGGTTTAGGTGGATTGGGTTCATTGATTGCTGCTCCTGTAGATTTTGTAGCTGATACTAACTTTGCTGGTGGTATCACTGACTTAACTACGGGTATTAACCAAGGAATTGATCCTTGGAGGTCTGATACTGCTCTTGCTCGCGGTCAACTGTTTGGTCAGATGAGAGAACTCCGAGAGAGAGATTCAGAACAAAGATTTCAACAGGATAAAGAGAAATCAGGTAGTTTTGTAGCTAGCCTAAAGCAGGTAGGTAGAGACGCTATCCAAGCCGTAGATGACCATACAAGCAATGAATATGCACTTACTGAGGGTACAGGTCAAGCAATTGGTTCAATTGCTACTGCTGGTCCTATTGGTAAGGGTGTTACTGCTATTGGTCGTGGTATCTTTAAACCAGCTATTGAATCAGCTATTAAGAAGGAAGCGGGTGTACTAGCCAGAAATGCAGGTACACAAGTAACTTCGGATATTCTTCGTAAAGCTGAAGAAGAAGTATTAAAGAAAGCATACATTCGTGGAACTACTGCTTCAATGGCAGGTCAAGAAGCTGGTGGTGCATTCCAAGATACTTATAACAAAGCTATAGGTATGCCTGATGAAGTCTGGGAAGCTAATCCAGAATATCAAGAGCGTAGGAAAGTAATTGGTGATACTGCTGCTAAAGCAGAAATTGCTAATGATGCTGCTAGTAAAGCAGCTTTAATGACACTACCTGTAGCTATTGCTGCAGCTCGTATTGCTGCACCGTTTGAAGCTAATCCACTATCTAGAGGTGTTAGAAGAGCGGCTCAAGATATATTGGTTAGGGAACCAATGGAAGAATCCTTACAAGGATTAAACCAAGCAATTATAGGTAACTACGCTTTACAGGATATTGATCCAAATATCCATCTATCTTCAGGTGCTGGTGAGGGTTTAGGTACTGGTGCTCTATATGGTGCTATGGGTGCTGGTTTATTCTCAGGTGCTGGTATTGCTACATCACCTATGCAAGTTGCCAGTGAAGTGTTTAAAGGTAAATTAACACCTACAACATCAACAGAAGTACCTACAGTAACTCCTACAGAAACCATTAAGAATACTGGTTTGGTTTCGGAGGTATTGAACTCAGCTAAAGAACAACCAATCCAAGAGCCAGAAGATAATACTTCAGGTATTGATTACAACCAAGAGTACAGTGAAGATTTAAATATTGCTTCTACTTCAATCATTGAAGCTGGTAAAGACCAACATGAATCTCTTGGTGTAAACCTTACAGATGAAGAATTAGCTAGTGGTAACGCAGCAGACATTATCGTTAAACAGTTGTACAGTAAATTAGAAGATACAAATACATCTGTAGAAGATGCTAGTAAAGCATTGGCTTTATTGGATTCAAAGTTGGATGCTTTCCAACAAGTACAGTTTAGAAACCTAGACCATCCTGAAGTGTCTAAGGCAGTATCTAATACTTCTGATTACATTAAATCAATTAGACAATCTGAACCTTACAGGAAAGCTCTACAACGGGTACAGAAGGACTTTACAGCCTCTCCAATGACTTCTTTTAACTCACCTAAAGGTAAGCCTACCCTAGGTAAGATAAATGAAGCTAAGCAGCGTTTAAAGCTTAATATCGGTTCTATTGATGCTACTGCTGCTAAGCAGATTCTCAATTATGCGTCTACTAATGATGGATCATTCTCTAAAGAAGAGACTGATTTGCTTAGTGCATTGGTTAGATCTGACTTCTATAAGACAGGTGTATCAAAACAGATTACTACTGGTGAGGGTAAGAATGCTCAAGGTAAAGAATCTGTATTTGGTCATCTAAGAAACTTACAGCAATCTATTGCTACAGGTAAGGAAAGTACATCTTTCAAAGATTTAAGTAATTGGTCAGAAATCCAAGCTAAAAAGGTAAAAGCTTTATTTAAATCCAAAGAGACAGGTAAACCAGTTAAATACACTAAAGATAGGGAAGTGGTTTATAGAAACGAAGACTTCCTTAAATCAGTAGTAAATGATTTGGTTTTAATTGCTAGAGCTACTAATTATTCAGCAACATTGCTAGGTAATACAGATGTATATCTAAGCCTAGATAAACTAATCAAAGATGAGAATGTTTATAAACAGGTATTAAATACCTTTAAAGAATCTAGAAGAGAAGTAAACGAATCTCTAGGTAAAGAGAATACTGAAGTAAAACCCGAACCAGTACAACAACAACAACAAGAAGTTGTAGATTCTAAAGAATCATCCAAAGATGAATACTTTGGTTTAATTAGGTCTTTACTTAAAAACAATAGATCTTATATCAATCTAGCTAGTTATTTGAATACCCTTATCACATCTAGTTTTGGTGATAAGGTTAGTTATGTACTGCAAGATAAAGTAGCGAATTCAACAACCAGTGAAGGTGTAGATGCTAAGGTTGAGTTTAAAGGTACTAAAGCTACTATCTATTATTCTAAAGATTCTTCATTAGAAGATTTACTCCATGAATTAGTTCATGTAGTTGTTCATAATAAACTAAATAAGACAGGTACTTCTTGGTCTAGAGAGTCTGAAAGAATACTCAACCAGATTCGTGAGAATAAGGATACTTTCCTTGAGAAATACCCTAATACTACTGTTACTGCCTTTGATAATGTTCATGAGATGTATGCATGGGCATTAACTAATGATGCCTTTAAACAATGGCTTAATGAACAAGTTTCTACTAAACCAGCAGATATTAAACCTAAAGGTGGTTTACATAGGTTATATCAATTGGTTATGAGAATGTTGGGTGTAACTAAAGAGAATAATGGTTCTGTATACGCAGAACTAGTTCATCTGTTTAGTAAGAACACAACTAATACTAAGAAAGATTCTGTTCTAACAGCTATTAAGAATACTGTTTATGACAGGCTTATTAAAGATCGTAAAGCTTCACCTGATTCAACAGATAAGGATTTACTTATCTATGGTAAGGATGATAAGTTATTCTTTGAAGATGGTTTTGAAGAGTTTGATACTAAAGCTGAAGCTAAAAAGTTTGCTGATGGTTTAGGTGATGCTACTGTTGTTAATGGTGAAACTGGGTATGTAGTTAAATACACAAATAAACAGAAGAAACCCAAACAAACAGTTAAAAAACTAATTGAAGATAAAGCTTCAACTGAAGTTAAACCTAAAGAAGAGGTTGTTGAAGATACCGCTGTAGAAGCTCTAAAAGAAGAAACTAAGACTACCCCCCCAGAAACTAAACAAATAGCTCCTGAAGCTTCTAATGTGGTTGAAGAGGTTAATGAAGAATCTACAGAGACCGCTAGTCTAGATAAGGATAGAGAGCAGTTAACTACTGTTGGTTTTGTTATTAAACAAAACACAAAAGCTAATCCAATAACCTTAGAGAAAGTGGTAGGAACTCTTAAGGATGAATTAACTGATAAACAGTTCTCAGAGTTTCATAAGGTTGTTAATCACATCAATGAGAGAATAACTAAGGTTGAGGAAGCTATTGGTAAGTCAGGGAATGATCTCTACAGAGGTTTCTTAGATCAAGACGGTAAATTTACAGAATTAGCTGAGTTAGCAATCACTAACGCAATTCTCTATGCATCTAGTAAATTGCAAGTAGAGCAAAGCTATGATGACACAGTAGATTTTGTTAGATCATTAGGTGATATTTCTAATTTTAAACAAGCAGTTAAAGCCTTAAAAGGTACATATAATAGATATACATTTAGTGATGAAATATCCCGTGTACTGATGAAAAGCTTTGGTGTGTCTTTAGATCCTAAAGCACCACTAGCTCCAACCATGAGTCAAATGACTGCATTGGCACACTCTATACTAGGTGCTACTGCTTCCATTAAGACTGTTTATATTGATCCTGAAGGTGAGCTACTCACGGTTAAAAAGGATAAGAATAAGACTTACACCAATGTAAGTGTGTATTCAAAACCCAATTCTATTCTGGGTAATTTGAATCTAACAACACTTGCTAGTAAGTTTAATCAAGCTATTTCAGGTGAAGTAACTAATAGAACCTTCTATGGTAATGAAGATGTTCCTTTACACCCTGATAGTGTCAAGGTTAGTAATAACCCTGAAGAGGATGCTAAAGTATTGAAAGCTATGTCTATAGCCAAGCATAGAGTAAATACTAAGATGGATACTCTATTAACAAGTATTGGTGTAGATAAACTGGTTTCAATCTTCTACCCTGTTAGTTCTTTTATTTACGAATCTAAAAAGGATTCTGTTGAAGCTGCTTCAGGTGCTATTGCTCAAGCATTTAATAAAATGACTGAGATTAGAACCAACCTGAGTAAATTAGGTGAAGGTTATCAATTTGTTAGATACCAATATATCCAATATACAAATGCTAGGTATGGCATCTCAGACCCAATAAACCCGCAGAATAATAAGTTCATGAGGGCATTCTTAACTACTGCTCCAGAAGTTGAAGTAAACCCTGAGAATTGGAATGAAGTATTACCTATTGCTTATGCTGTATTACAGACATTAGGTGTTAAGGTAAATAAGAAAAATGAAGATGGTATTAAAGCAGAATGGGTTAAGCTTAATGAATTAGCTTCAGAAGGTTCTGAACATGCAGTTAGAAAACTAATTAGATGGGTTAATAAACCAAGTTCATTAGATGGTGTAACTGTTAGTGGTTTATTTAAAGAAGCATCTAAAACTTACGGAGATATTCATTCCCCATTAGGTTTAAAAGCATTAGTAACTCTATTGGATTACAGAAAAGGAATTACTACAGGTAAATTCACTACATCTATTACTGTTGAATCTGATGGTATTACTAATGGACCGTCAGGTGCTATGTTCATGGCAGCACATAGAATAACTGATACATTCTTAAGACAGATGTATAGAGCTGGTGTTGCTTTCCTATCTACTGATGAAATGAAGAATGACTATGTTAAATACATTTCTGAAGATAGTACAGATAATTATGGTGAGACGGCATTAAACCTAACCAAGGAATTGAATGCTGCTACTGAATCTGAATCAATAAAAAATGTCCTTAAACTTCTTACCCTGATTTCATCCAACGGTTCTGATATTCAGGTTAGTGAAAGTAAAGGCTCTTATATTGTAGAAAGCGTCTCTAGAGCTTTTGTTAAGAATCCAACTACTACTAAGATTTATGGTGCTGGTTTACCTGCATTTATCTCTAACCTTAGTAACTATATTGTTGATACTATCGTTGATAACAATAGAGTATTTAGTAAATCTGAAGTAAACACATTAACCCAGATATTCAATGAATACACTAAAGATACTAATATTAAAGTTGGATTTATAGCTCATAGAGATGGTTATCTGATTGATACTAATAGCTTAGAGTTTTTCTTGAAGGTTAGGGGAGATTCTTTCCTTAAAGAGTTTATTGAGGTATTCCAGAGTGCTATTAACAATAACTTTGGTGTAGATGTCAGTACTAATATTGATGACATGATTGAGTTAACTAATACTCAATATGAAATATTCCTTCAAGCTTATAGAGCTGACTTAGACACTCTTAAAAAGGCTAAAGGACTTAATGGAATTACTAAAGGTGATTTAGATGGTTTATTTAAGAAGCATAGACATCTGCTTCCTAAAATAACCTCTCATTCATTTATTACTAATGCTCTTAGAGAAATAGAGCACGATATTGATGAAGACATGGAAAAATCCATTGCTGTATCTACAGTATTTGGTACAACTGACTTCAAACAATCAATGCCTATTGCTGGTGGTTCTCTCGGTGTTGGTATGGTTTCTAAGATGGTACAAGCAAGTACCGATGCAGCAGCTATTAAAGGCACTGTATTAGCCATCCTAAACGATATTGCTAATGAGCCTAACAGAGAGAAGAGAAATGCTCTCAAGAAGCTACTAGAGAACATTAACTATGTTCATGACGGTTTTGATGTAAGCCCTACTACAGTTAACGATATTGCTAAGTATTTGAATAATGCTTTATTCGAGAGCTGGATAAATACTGACATCTCCAGTATTAACTATGAATTGGCTAAACGCTTGTCAGACGACTTTGGTGCAGTGCTACCAAATCATTTAGAAGAGCTAAAACAACAATCAGAATCTTCTAAGATTATGCGTGAGACTCTTAGAAAGGTTCCTGTTAATGTTACTCAGTTTCAGGGTATCTTATTGGATAACCTAATACCTGTAGATGGTGGAATAACTATTGAGGAAGCTCAAGAGATATTTGAAGACCAAATCTACGATGAGGTTGATGTAGAAGAGACTGTACCTATTAGAGGTAATACTGCTCATGAAGTCTTGACTATAGCTGGTCAGAATGCAGAAGGTACTCTGAAGAAATTCTTAGACAGATTAAACAGCTCTGCTAAGTTAGTTAATAGAATGAAGAAAGTAGGCATTGCTAAAGTAAAAGCAAGTGCTAGATCTTTCTATGACCCAGTAAAAGACCATATCTCTTTAAGAGAGGTCTCTGATCAACATCTATCTAGTGATGTAGTTCATGAAGTAACCCATGCACTAACACACCCAGCTATTGCTGCCTTCTACAATAAGGTTAGATTGCCTGAGTCTATAAGTAACAATATTGGTTCAGTAGAATCTTTAATGATTTCTTCCCTGAAGAATATATCTGTAAGTACTCTAGGTACTTCACATGTTAATTCTCTAAATAACCTGTTAGATGTCTTATCTGATGCTGTTGGGTCTGGTAGACCTGATGGTTTAACGCCTATTTATAAAACCAGTAAAGCTAAGAAACGGAAATCAGGTAATAGAGCTATAACCGAGGATACTCAATCAGGTCTGTACTACCATACAACTCTTCAAGGGGTTATTGATTCATTCTTGGATACGTTTGAATCTGCTACACCAGATCAAAAAGCAGAAGCTATATCTGAGTTTCTAACTATGGTTTCAACTGATGAAACTTTATCTAGTATCTTTGATGAGAATGTTAGAGATGGGCTTGTTAAATGGGTTCTTAGATCTCTACACATAACCCTTAATAAAGGTGAAACATATACATCTGCTATCCGTAGAATAGCAATTAGGATTGCAGAAGATAGTATCAATATGCAAGGTGACTTGTATGAACCTATCCGAAGTAATCTACCTAATGCTAGTACGGTCTATATGTTTAGAAGTGATTTAGCACAGAAAACAATAGATAGTTTATCTTCAGCATTAAATGCTTATGCTTCAACAGAATCATTGGATAACTTTGTTGAACAAGGTGCTACCTTTGAGAAAGACTTACTGGATAAGAATGCTCGTAATGAAGCAGGTATTCGTTTAGCTAAACATTTAAATGATAAAGTAGGTGAATTGGTTGGTTCTGGTTTCCTTAAGAATCCAGAAGAGTTAGAAGCATTTAAGATTCTCTATGGAACTCTATTAACTGCTAGAAACCAAAACCATCAAGCAATCAATGCAATTAGTTCATTGCTTGGTTCTACTGCTTGGGAATTGAAACAAGAAGACTTTGGTGATATTAACGACCCAGTCATATACCATAATGCATCTACTAAGATTGGTTTCTTAGAGAATTTACCTGAAGGTAAGAATTCATCATTGTTGTTCTTTGCTTTGGCTTCTACTGATAGTGAACTAAGACTAGCCCTAGATAAGGTCAAAATCACTCCTGAGAGCTTTAAAACAGAAATTGAAGGCACTACTCTAGACCAGAAATTAAATGGCTTAGGAGACCGTTTCTACGGCTTCCTGACTAATCTGTATCAAGGTAAGACTGATCCATCTGTACTGAAGAACTTAGATAGCATTAAAGAGATGTTGTATCTGAGCAATAAGTCATTAAGTATGATGGCTGCTAATGCTGAGACTTCTGGTTTATCTCTTATTTCCTCTATGGAAACTCAGTTTAAGACTGCTTTAGATAAAGCTACAGATGTAGTTATTGATGCTTTGCCTAAAGGTAATAAGGTAACAGCTACAGCTGCTGATGCTATTAGCATCATTAGTAATTATGCTAAAGATGGTAATCTACTTGCTGAAGACTTACTCAAGTGGAGTCATAGCAATGAAAGAATCCCTAACTTTATTAAGTCTTTAGCTAAAGATTTGACTATGAACACTGAGGATAATGCTGATGTATTAGCTCAGATTAAGAAGATTAACTTTAAGGTTGGTCGTCTTCGTTCTCTGTACAAGAAACAAATACCTACAAACATTAGGACTAAATTCACTAAGAGATTGTCTACAAGCGAACTAGCAGCTATGAGAGATGTGTTGGGTAAATCCAATGTAGTAGCTGTATCAGGTAATGACCTTACTGAAATAGGTAAGTTATTAGATCCTAAGTACAGATCCAATAAACTTAATTCATTGGGTTTAACTGTACAAGAAACTAGTATTGCTAATGCTTTAAGCAATTACAACATGACTGGTGATATTAAAGCTGGTTTTAAGAACGCCAAACTAACTCCAAGAATTATTGAAGCTGCTTCTTATATGTCTCTTGGTTTGGTATCTAAACCAATGATTAAAGAGATGGGTTCTCTTATTCAGAATGAACAAGCAGGTGTTAAAGAGCTAATCCACCACATCAATAGATTTACTGAGGGTGGTTTAAAGAGCACATCTATGAATAGATTGGGTTATTCTTTACAAGAACCTGCTTATAGACATTCATTAAGATTGGTTGAAAATACAGGTATTGATGATGCTCAGAGGCATGGCTATACGGTTGTTAAACCACACCCTCAGTTGAAGGGCTATACCATTATGAGAAGTAATGTCTCAGGTAAGCCGGGATACAACCAAGGTATTCTTCAGGGTGTTACTGAGAGACAGAAGAACCATACAGGTAATGAAATACTTAGAGTTACAGAAAAAACAGACCCAGTTTTGTATTCAAAACTAAGTAAAGGTAATTACGATAATGTCATCAAAGATGGTGATGCTTATGTAGTATCTGTAAATGATGAGATGTTTAACTTAGTTAATCCATCATCTAATATCATTGATATGCTTGGTTCTACTTATGGTAGGTATATTGAGGAAAGCTTAGCTGAATCCACTAACAATGAGTCATTGTTGAAGATTAAAGCTATGTATGACAAACCCGGAGTTGATAAATCTAGGTTTGTTAATGTTATGGATCCTAAGTTCTTAGCTAAAGCTGATCCAGTATTGAAAGATTCACTTAGTATTCTCAATAACAATTTGAAAGATCAAATTGAAGAGGTATTTGGTGAAGGTGAGTTTTGGATTAGAAAAGACCTGTTATCTGATGTTTTGGGTGAGCGTAAAGCTGATATAACAGATTTCTGGTCTGGTGTATCTAGATGGTCACCAGAGACTCGTAAGCATGTTAGAAATATCTTAGAGACTCTTCTAGGCAAAGATGCATACAAGTATGCTGTTAGAAGTAGTGAAGTATTGGCTTCTATAGTTCAAGAAGCTAAGGTGATTATTGTTGTTAAATCAGGTGTGGTTTCAGCAGCTAACATTTTAGGTAACATTGG